GATATATTTGTCGGCTTGAGCGTTATTTTCGGCAATCATGGACGGTGTAAGCGCAACAGTTTGGTTTCCGTCTTCCTCAAACTTAAAGGCTTGCGCGAGAGAACTTTTGGCTTGAGCGTTATTTTCGGCAATCATGGACGGTGTAAGCGCAACAGTTTGGTTTCCGTCTTCCTCAAACTTAAAGGCTTGCGCGAGAGAACTTTTGGCTTCAGCTTGATTTTCGGCAATCATGGACGGTGTAAGCGCAGTAGTTTGCGTTCCGTCTGCATTAAATTTAAAGGCTTGCGCGAGAGAACTTTTGGCTTCAGCTTGATTTTCGGCAATCATGGACGGTGTAAGCGCAGTAGTTTGGTCCGCAGTTGCGTCCCTTTGGCCTGCTAACGCAAGTTCTGCCTGCGCTTTTGCAAGTTCCGTCTGCACCCGAGGATCGCGCAACTGCTCTTCAGTCAACTTTTGCGCTTGACGGAGTATCTCCAAAGCCCTGGCCGCAGCTGCACTCGCATTGCTGCCACCTATTTGCGCTTGCATTTGCTGCTTTTCCAAAGGCAAAAGCTCGTTGACGCGGTTCGTCCTAGCCACTTGGTAATCTGTTTCGGGATCGCCAATCAGAGCCTTGGTTAAGCTGGAAAACCCTTGCGCAATATACGGGTCCATCTGATACGGGTTTTGACGTGGCATGTTATTTAACCTTTATTACTTTGTCTTCAAACTGTCCGTAAGCCATGCCGGTCTGACCAGCTCCAGACAAGATTTGCGCCATAGGCGAATACGCCTTCGATGAAGCATACTGCATTCCAGTATCTGTGACCGCGCTGTTGCCGCTCATGAAGTTACCCGTCATTCCACCAACCGCAGCAGCTTCTGCAATTTTCGGAGCAATGGTTGTTCCTAAATACTGACTTGTGGCATCGAGATTTGCGATTGCATTTGCACGTTGTCTAGCATCGGCAAGTGCCGCATTTGTTGCCGAAGTCTGAGCATCTTGAACAATCTGGGGCGCAGACCGAGATACAGAATTATTAGGTGCGCCACCGCCGCCGGTTATTGCAGCTTTCAGTATGTTGGATAAATCAACAGCCGCTTCTTCCATTCCTGGGCGAGCGGTTGAGGAATCCGCTGCTGACGTAGCCTCTTGTATTGACGCGCGCTGCGTGTCTTCAAGCTGCCTGTTTTGCTCTTGGTTCTTCCGCATCATTAGGGCTTTGGACCTGTTGGCGTCTTGAATTTTGTTGTCTTGCATTTGAGCGCCAGCAACTTGAGCCACCCCACTTACAATCATACCTAAGGTTGGGTCACACATTAGCCTACTACCCTCACACTTCCGCCAGCTACCGGATCAAGTATTCCAGCGATGGTCGATGGTTGTGTTCCCGCGCCTAGCTTGTCGACGCTGTTAGAAACACGTTTAGGTCCACCGCTAGCCACGGCAGACGGATCTACATTATAAGATGGATCGTAAGACCGCTTCGCAAAATCAGTGAAGAAATCAGCTACCTCTTGCTCTTCGGGAGTTTTGTAAGGCAGCACACGTCCAGGAACATCGAAGCCTGTAATCTGAGCTGTTTGAGTATCAATGGTTCCAATGTCGTCGGACGGAGATGATAGAGCTTGCAGTTCGGCAGTTATGGTGTCTCGACCTCCAGTGACGTAATTCCGGTTTGCGTTGGTGTAATTGTCAACGATGCTGTCGATGCGGCCTTCTTCGCCACCCTTTGCGCCAGCCAATATACCCATGCTGTCATCGACGCCCTGCTGAGTAAGCATCCCAGCAGACTTGAACGTATCGTAGATGCCGCGAGTTGCATCATCATAAGCCGTTGTGAAGGATTCTGATAAACCACCATCGCGGTACGAAGTTCCTAAACCAGTGTAGTAATCGTCTGTGGCAAACCCGAATGCCGAACCTAGATTACCCATCTGAGCGGCTAACGCTGCATCACGCCTTGCCCTTGCGTCCAGCAATGCTTGGTTGATTGGTGGCGCTGAAGTGACTGTCGTAACACCAGGGTTTCCGTCGCTACCACCACCACCGGCGTTAGTCCCTGGATCGTTGTTATCGTCATTGGCAGTCGGGTGCTGGTTATTAATTTTATCTTGTTCAGCTTGTTGGTTACCTAAGTTTTTTGCCGTTGCGGCATCGTACCCAGCTGTTCGTTTTTTAAGACCGAAGCCCATTAAAAGGCTATCTATGGGGCCAGGAGTAGCGTTATCGACTGAACCCGCTTGGGCTTGGTAATGCTTGTCGCTAGGGAAATCTTTATCTGTCGTGCCAGCAGGGTTGCCGTCGAACCAGCTTGAAGGCTCGTTCCACTTATAATATGCGGGAATGCCTTCTGGTCCAGGTGCTTCTGCACCCCCAGCCCGTTTAAGCATCTGGCGTTCAGCTTCATTGATATACGCCAGCATGTGAGGCTGGCCCATGATCTCAGTTTGACGTGGAGCGCCAGTCTCACCCGTACGCTTGGAAATCTGCATAACCTTCATCCGCCTACCACCCGTCCTGATCCCTTCATGTTAAACAGTTCAGCCATGTCGTACCGAGCCTTTCCACGAGCCTCTAATTGGCTTTGCGTAGCTAAACCGTCGGCTGCGCCAGCAAAAATCTGCGCTACCGGATTATAAGAAGGCAGCTGTGATGCGGCCACACTTTGATTAGCCGCCATGTTCGATATTAATGTAGGGTCGGCCAGCGATTGGTTCTGAGAAATCAGGTTGTTCTTTACACTGGCAAGCGATTGACGAGTATCGTTGGCGAAAGACTGGCCTTGGCGCGCTGCATCAGTCTGGGCTTGAGCAAGCTTCTCTTCGATATTAGCCCTGCGTTCTGCTGCCATCGAAGACTGGCTGACGCCGTTTCTGGACAAAGCATTTTTCAAGCTTCGTAAAGCATCGCCGTACTGATCCTCGATCTGAGGGGTAGCGTAATCCATATAGTTCTGAGCTTGACCGGCATAAAAGCTGTCATCGTAGCCTGCCATTGCGTTGTCTATAGCCGCTTTACCAGAAGTTATACGACCTTGACGCGCCTCTTCCTCTGCTGCCTGGCGCGCATATTCTTCTTTTAAGAAGTCGTCTCCGCCCCCACCACCGCCGCCACCTAAACACATATCAATGTACCCTTCGATTTTGCCAAACAAGGCTGTCTTTTTCTGAACGAACCCATGAAAAAACCTTGAAATCTTCGCCGTTTTTTCCGTAACTACTCAAGGTGCATTCCTCTTCCAGACCTAAAAACTCCAGCCAATCATGAACTTCGTCATAACCATCAATGCTGAACGCTTCTACTCGATGAGCATTGGCTCGATCTAATGCTGGTATTATATCTCGTATAATCCGCTTTGTCAGGTAAAGTCCGACACTTTTGAATCTGTCAGTCGCAAACATCCCCAAATTCCACACACCTGGTCGAACGGGGATATATGAAACAATAGCAACCGGCTCAGTGTCTCCCACAACATAAACAGTTTCAAATTCAGAAATTTGGTTTGCAATGTTGTATGCAAGCTCGCCCCGATCCTCGACATATCGAAGAGATGATATTTCCTCAAAGTCTCGAACTCGCATATTCTGCGCAACATGAAAAATATCTTGCGGTTCAGCGTGGCGTAAAAACATTAACCGCTCTCCGAACTTGTATAGTGAATTGCGATGTTGCCCAACCTTGCCGGTCCCGGTTTCTGGCACGTCAATCGTGGAGCGACGTGTGTTGTGTAGCCGTTCACCGCAGCGCGTCCCAACCCGTAAGTCGTCTGGAAAACGGTTGCCACCTCCTCAAGCGCCGTTATGTCCTGAGGATCGGTAGCGATGGAAACTGTCCAAACATTCTCACAGGTTACGTCAATTCCTGTTAAATCTTTGAAGGTAGCGGGGCTGCTGCCATCAAGGAACGGCATCTGAACAACCACCTCGCAGCTGTCGTAGATGTTGCCGTTCTCGCCGCCCAGTGAGTAAAGTTTATTGCCACTCCGGCATAATGTTTGACGGCCATCGTATGCCCAGCGGTCCACAACAAATCCAGGCTCATAGATTGACCAAGCTGAAACCTTTGACGACGGGAAAAAACTGAACACATACATTTGATTGCCGATAGCTAAAATATAGCGCCCGTTTCGCTGCTCCAATGTTGCCTTTGCTAACTCCGCAACAGATCGGTTTGCTTGGATAGTATCAATAATCAGCTCGTCGATAGGGTTCCCAATATCCCCAACAAACGCAGCATTAGAGCTGTCGCGTGAACGCAAAGAACGCAAGCCGGACAACGATAAGTAGAATACGTCGTTTTCTCCAAACTCTACAACACTGTCTGGGGCAATCGTGCCGGTGTTCTGCAACACCTGGATCTGTTGGTTTAGATTTTCGTCAGCATCAACGAACCAAATCTGTATGGCTTCTTCAGCCAAAACAGCAATGTTATCAAAATAGGTCGCTATAGCCTTTAGATCTTCGGAGCCGCGAGAATGGTTTGCAAGGTTTATAAAACCAGCGCCAGTACTGGTATCGTTCCATTCTGTCGGACTATCTATCCCAGAGAAGTGAAGTAAGCTGTCGGAAAGAGCATACATCTTCGATTTAACCGGAATGATGAATTTTCCAGGGCTGTATGCGTTAATTGCACTGGCATCAGCACCACCGTCTAAATAAGTTTGGCTTGCTGGGTCGAAAGCGGTAGTGACGTTTCCGCTTGTAGTCACTGAAATAGCTTTGTTGTTGAAGGAAGAACCGCTTTCCTTTGCTATTATATTCACAAATTGATTGACTGAAGTTGCTTCATATTCAGGCCCAGACGCAAAATCATTTATGGCTTCAGCAATTTTTAGTGCCGTGTAAGTATGCGAGGTTTCCCAAGTAATTTGATTGCCAATACTGTTGACGCCATCAATTGTAATTGCAGTTATTGCATTATCTATCCCGCCAGACATATGTGCAAGATTACCTACGGTGAACGCACCGTCTTGCTCCGTGGTTAGTAAAAGTCCATTGTATGAAATCCCGACGGCTGGTGCAGTTATAGTAACTGTATTGCTAACAGCAATAGCGGTATATGCGCTTGGGCCAGACGTGATCGCAGCAGCCACGTTCGAAGCCGTCAAGTTATTAGATCCGTTATGAGAAACAGGTGTGCTGATTAAATCAACTGTATTTACCCGCAAAATTCGCAACTCGTCGCCAGGATTGGACGTGCCACCAGTCACCTGGAAAGACGCTGTAGCCGCCGTTCCTCCGGCTGAACCGGCTGTAACTTCAAACGTAGATCGAGCGCGACCATCGAACCAATCAGTGATCCTTACGCCATCGTAATAGTGGTAAATCCTACCATCAGCAAATTGCGCAGCTGCATACAACTTTCCGTTGTAAAACTCGACAGATGGAACGTCTGTTAATTCTTCACCACTAGGATGCTGTAGGCGAACATATGTAACGTTCGAAGGTGTGCCAGCTGCAAACGTAACGCTGCCGGCCGCATCAGACCCAAATGTGTATATCTGACCAGCAGCCGCCGCCAGACCGATGGTGTTAGACGGAAGGTCTACGAGATCGACAAACGCAGGGCGCTTTTCAATTTCGCCCCCTCGCGTGATGTGAGCGTTCTTTAACTCAATCAAAGTGCCAGGAGGAGCCGTCACGGACATTCTTCGACGGTCTAAGCCACCACGGAAATCTTCGACCAGAATATAAGGCATCAGCTATTCCCTGTTGTAGCAATCAATGGTGGCCCCTTGGGACGATACATTCCATCTGGCTCACCACCGCCAATGACAAACGTTTCCGTCTTAGCCATGCGCGCCTTGAGACGAGCATAGTGAGCTGTAGCTTGAGCAATCTTGTTTTGCGCATCTCCTTGCTTCTGACGGGCAAGTATTTCAGAAGCCGCGTATAAAACGATCAACTGGTCATCCAGGTCTGCGGTATCAGCTTCACCCGTAAGCGCACTTAGGTTTTTAATCCCCGAAACCCGAACACTGTCCGTTCCAGTAACTGAATTAGAGTTGTTAGATGGGATCGGCCACAGCTCAATCTGGTTGTTCTCGTAAGCGTCATAACGACGTAACGGAGATGAACGAATACCACGATCACTGTCATGCTGATTATAATGCTCGGCAGTGATGCCGTAATGCAGCTTAGTCCAGTAGTCTCCGTGCTTAGTCTCCATGCGTTCGATACGCTCAAAAACCAAATCATCGGGTACGTCATAAAACCGCTGCCCCGCGCTTATAGCGATGTCACGCCGAATGCTAAGAAAAGGCCAGCTGTAGTCTTCCCACAGACGCCTTTGCGTTCTTTGTAGCATATTGATAAATACATCGCGCGTCGCCTTGCCCAAATTCGGCTGCAAGGAATGCCCGACTTCCGCTCTCAAATCATCAATCAGCTGTCCTAGTGACGTACCTCGTGCCATTATTTATTCCTCGACGTATGCCTCATTCTCAGGCGTTTCAGGATCATCTTTAATAAAGTGACCTTTTTCGGTACGGGTGCGTTTCTTAGTCACCCTTTTCTTGACCGGCTTCAAAGGTTCCGGCTTCCAAGACGGGTCAAGCAATTCAGCTGGGATGCGCGCAGCCTCTAACGTGGCGGGCAAATCACCAAACTGGTTAAACATGCTAATAACCTTTTCGTCCTTATAAAAACTGCCAAGGCGGTTGCGCTCTTGGTCGACTGTAGAATCCAACTCTCCAACAATCCGAATGTTGGTAACAGCATCAGCGCCGTGGATAGATTGCAGCAACATTATTTCAGCCGGTGTAACCTGAGTTTTTGGCACAACGCTACGAATATCCCCACCAATAGCGACAGTACATTTACATAATTGAAACATAGTTTCCTCCTGATTGTGATGGAGGGGCGCAATACGCCCCCCCTTTGAAATTAAGAAATTTCATAAACACCGTGGCAGTTCAGCTGCGTAGCTGAGAGTGCCGCAGTAGTGGTGATAGCGCGGTACATTACATACTGCGTTGCTGGACGCGCAGGGCTGTGACGTTTCATCTTTTCACCGTCCATGTAGTACATGCACAGTTTGGATGAATCGATGATATAGCAACGTTTGCTAGGATCTTTGCCGGTAATCGTTAGATCATCGAGCGTCGGGTCATAAGCAAATGTAAGACCGTTATAGTTGATCTCACCCATTGAAATATTCTGGCCGCGAGAGAAGCCAGTCTGCGAGTAGTTACCATTGCGGCGAAGTTCGTCACCAAGACGATCCAAGAACGCTGAACCACACACAGCAACATTAGGCTTGCCGCCAAAACGCTTGAGTTGGCGCATTTCTGAGTGAAGAGTTTCAATCAGTTCTTGGCCTGTCGCACTTGTAGTAATCGCAACGTTTGAGCGGTTGCGCCACCATGTGTTGGACACTGTAGACAAGCCGCCAACAGTAGTGCCAGCTGTAGATGGTGCATCCAGAACCAGTGTCTGAATACCAGCAATCGCGTTTGCGTCTGCTGTGCCATCACCATAAAGGAAGTCGTTGATACCGCGTGTGTACCCTTCCATCATGTCGTCAAGCTTGTCTTCAAACAAGTTTGCAAGAACAGTCTGATCGCGCCCAGTGTGGTTGGAAACACCAGATGATGTTGTGCTATCCGTAACGCTAATTCCGTCCTTTTTAAGTTCGGTCAGCGTCAAAGAGATACCAGCGTGATGCTCTTTCCATGCGTAGTTTGCGCGCTTGATGTTAGCTGGATTTGCATAAGTTACTGTATCGTTATGCGTGTAGCCAGCGACTGAAGTAGTGTAAGTGCCCTTGACAGCTACACTCATTTCACCCTTGCCGCCTGGGAACGTCTTCGCCCCAGAATCCATTGCTTTAAGCAAAGGCTTGTCTTGAAGGGACTGAGAATAGACGCCCCCCTTATTGATGTAATAATCCAACGCCGCGTTAGCGATGTTGTCTAATTCGGCTGAACTAAAAGCCATTGTACGTTCCTAACGTGTTATGAGTTGCCCAAAGCATTGGCAATCGCGTCTTGTAACGATTGCGGCTCTGCCTGTGGGCTTCCTCCAATTTTACCACCAGATGCCGATTTAATTGGACGTCGATCTGCAAAACGCGTTTGGAAGCGGGTATTAACCGCACCGTAAGCTTCTTTCGCCATAGATATTGCATCTTGCGGCGTGTTCGGCCTTCCACGTTCTGAAACCAGGACCCTAATCCGATCATCAATTTCTTCTTGCTTGAGTTCGAAGTCAGGATCTGACTGACGGGTTTTTTGTTCCCACGCAGTCACTGTTTGAGCCATCGAATTAACATGCTGTTGCGTTGCTTCTTGCTGCTGCGCTTGAGCATATTGGTCAACTTGAGCACTAGCTCGCTGCTGACCGGCCCTTGCAACCGCCAACTCGCGTCCCGCATCCTCGTCTAAGTAGCCATCGTCAACACGGGTTTGAATATCTTGCGGCAGCACAATTCCGGCTGCTTGGGATAAATTCTGCACATACGGTTTTAGAGCGTTAAGTGCGGCCATCGGATCAGATCTCATAAGAGACATAATCTCCAAACCTTTCGCGGCTTCGTCGCCAGACAGTTGGTTATCTGCCAGGTAATTCTGCATCACGTCAAACTTCTCAGCGCTATCCTTATATGCGTTCCGTTCTTCCAATACCTTCTTAAAACGTGGATGTTTATGAAACGGTTCGTCAGAAAAATCCTCTACTTCATCGACTGCTTCATCGGCTTCAGTGTTGGACTCGGCTGCGTAAACATCCGTATCTTCAACCTCGCTATCAGAGTGCGACTCTGGCTCTTCGTCAGGCTGCATCGCATCTTGAATGACACTCAGCAAATCTGCTTCAGTTTCGCTTTCTGCGGTAGACGACACCGCACTTTCGTCTTCAATTATTTCGGCTTCGGTGGACGGTTCCGTAACCTCTGGTTCTTCAACCATCTTAGCGTCCCTCTCCTTTTATTTTACATCTGTTGATCGTAGTTATCAACAAAATGCAAAAAGTTACTGGTTATTTGCTCCCATCGGTGATGGTCCTCCCCCACCGGCAGGAAGCTGCCTTGGCGCATTATCTGCACCTCCTCCTGGTGGCCCCTGCAATGCAGGATCACCAGTTCCTGGCTGCTGCGCTTGATTCATCGCAACAATACTAGGAATTTTATCTGCAAACGCCTCGTCAAGCTCAAGCTTGTCATCAAGTCGTTTAAGCAATTCTTTAGACAACCATTTTGGATCAATGCCAGGGATCTGCAATAGGAACGGCATAATTCGCTCAATATTTGCAAGCTCCGCAGCACGGTTAGGCTTACCCGTCGAACCAGCTTCGATCTCTAGGTAAATCTCTTCCATAATCTGATCGCGCGTCATCTCAGGCCAAACGGCGCCAGGCCCAACAATCTTCTTAACTTCTTCGATGGATAAATTAGCCAGCACAACCTGTCCGGCGGCGCGCGTCATCTCGGACAT